CAATAGGTTCGTATGATAAGGAAAAAGCAGCTAACGATTTAGCTGCGATGACACCTACTGATATGAGGTCAAGATGAGTAACTGGAAACAGGGGTATTGGAAAAGGAGGAAGTTAGTAAAAAATTTATTGCCTGAAGGATTCCAAAGAGATTTTTCATGGGATGCTTTTGTAAAAGATGATGGTGAAAAAGACAGAAAGATTGATGGTCATCTTGGGCCAATCCCAAGAGAAACCATGATAACTGAACTGGTTGAAATGTACGTTGAGAATGTTACTTTAACAGAGACAAGGCGTATTGTGGAAAAGTATTACCAAGATTCATGTGATGATTTACGTGACGATTGGTTGTACAAAGAGTATGCTGCGTGTATAGGAGGGCATATAAAGTGAGGTGCAGGGCGTGTAACACAATGCTATCTGATGCTGAGTCTGTACGTAAAGATAGGCTGACAGGTGAATACCTTGATATGTGTACAGATTGTATTATATCTGGGGGTGAAGGTTATGTGGTATGTCAAGAATTTAAACCAACTTGTGATGATATACCACATCATTGAAAAAAAAGGTTGTACTTTGGTAAAATACATGGTATAATCTTAAGTATTGATTAGTTATTTAATCATTAATAAATTAACTTTTGTTTATCCTAAGGAGGATAGTTATGACTACACAAGGTCATGTTATTGAAGGTACTGTTGCCTTTTCTCATATCACTGAGCATGAGATGATAAGAGACAGGGACACAGGTAAAGAAACGTCAACGAATAAGTATAGCATTACGCTTAGTCTTGACGATGGTGCAGCTAAAGACCTTTCTGAAAAAGGTGTCAAGCTGAAGGAGTGGGAAGGAGTTAAGCAACGAAAGTTCGCTACAGGGTTTGAGGACTTTCCTGTTTATGATGCCACACAGGGCGAAGATGATGCTCGTTGGGATGGTGGTGAAATAGGGCGTGGTGCTAAAGTGAGGGTTCTTTTTTCACTTAAGCCAAACACGCTTCATGGTATGATTCCTTATATGAATCGTATCAAGGTGTTAGAACACGCACCTGAAATGGAAATGAGTGACTTTTAATGTCAACTGAGTCACATTTTGTCAAACATGAGCCATGCCCTAAGTGTGGCTCTAAGGACAACCTAGCTAGATATTCAGATGGTCATGCTGTATGTTTCAGTGTAGGATGTAAATACTACGAACATGGCAACGATGACAATGTGATACAGATTGGTGTGCTACATAGGGAGGTAGAGATGGAAGGTACTGTATCTGCAATACCTGATAGGCGAATAGGCATTGAGACCTGTAAAAAATATGGTGTCAAAGTTGAGTTCGACTTGAAGGGTAATATTGACAAGCATTACTATCCATACGTTGACAAATCTACTGGAGAGGTAGTAGGTACAAAGGTTAGGGTTTGTAACCCAAAGAACTTTTTTTCCCAAGGTATCTTTATTAACTCAGGGTTATTTGGTCAGGACAAATTCAAGGAAGGTGGGAAGTATATCACCATCACTGAAGGCGAACTAGACGCACTTGCAGTCTCTGAGATGTTCGATAATAAATGGCCTGTGGTGTCTCTTAGGAGTGGAGCAGCAGGAGCATCTAAAGATATCAAGGAAAACTTGGAATGGTTGGAAACATTTGAGAACGTGGTTATTTGTTTCGATAGTGACAAGGCAGGTCAGGATGCAGCTAGGTCTGTTCTTGACCTGTTCTCCCCCAACAAGGCGAAAAACGTAGTCTTATCTATGAAAGACGCAGGGGAAATGTTACAACATAACAAGGTTAAAAAGTTTGTAGAGTCTTGGTGGAACGCTAAGACTTATCAACCTGATGGTATCATCTCAGGCAAGGATACTTGGGCTTTGATAACAGAACGAGAAGACGTTCTGATTTATCCTTACCCTTGGGCTTGCTTGAATGAATTAACGTATGGTTTTAGAGAACGTGAACTGGTCACGATTACCAGTGGAAGTGGAATGGGTAAGTCCCAGATAGTCAGGGAGCTATCTCATTACATTTTAAGTGCAACAGAGGATAACATAGGTATCCTTGCGTTGGAAGAGGACATACCTAGGACTGCCTTAGGTTTAATGTCGATAGAGGCTAATATGCCTCTGCATCTCAGGGACGATATATCCCTACAAGAGAAGAAGAAATACTGGAACAGGACTTTAGGATCAGGCAGGTTTTATCTGTTCGATCACTGGGGTTCAACCAATGAGGACAATCTGCTATCCAGAATACGATACATGGCTAAAGGTCTGGACTGTAAATGGATTATCTTAGACCATCTTAGCATTGTCGTTAGCGATCAGGAAGTGGCAGATGAACGTAAAGCGATTGACAGTATTATGACTAACTTACGCAAGTTGGTACAGGAAACTGGGGTTGGCTTGTTCTTGGTCTCTCACTTACGTAGACCCAATGGCAAGGCACATGAGGATGGTGGGCAAATATCTTTAGCTGAACTAAGAGGATCAGCAGCCATAGCCCAATTGTCTGATATGGTTATTGGTCTTGAAAGGGATCAACAACACGATGACCCAAGGGTTCGTAATACTACTAACGTCAGGGTACTTAAGAATAGATTTGCAGGGCTGACAGGTCTTGCCTGTTATCTATATTACAATAAGGACACAGGGCGTATGGAAGAAACAACCTGTCCACTGGAAGGAGGAGAATCGTTTTGAAAAAAATAATATTTCTTGACGTAGAAGCAGATAGCTTAACCCCTACAGTGATACATTGTGTGTGTGGTCTTATTGATGGTAAAGAATTTTGGACTGCCCATCCTGAGGAACTACAGGAATACATCAAAGGTGGTAACATAATTGTAGGTCATAATATTTTAGGTTATGATAAACCTGTTTTAGAAAGATTATGGAATATAGACTTTGAAGGCTGCTTCCTCGTAGATACCTTGGTCATGTCTAGGATTGCAGAACCATGCAGGGAAGGTGGTCATTCCTTACGTAATTGGGGTGAGTATTTACGGATGCCTAAGGCAGTACATGAGGACTTTGAAGAGTTCTCAGAGGAAATGTTAGCTTACTGTCAACAGGATGTTAGACTAACAAAAGCAGTTTACGATAGGTTATTGTTAGACTTGGAAGATTTTTCTGATGAAAGCATCCAACTGGAACATGAGGTACAAAGGATAATCCTTGATCAGATGGACAGTGGATGGTTACTGGATCAAGAGAAAACCTTCATGCTTTTGGCTGAGTTGAAAGAAAAGAAGAATGACATTGAGGAAGAAGTGAGAACCACGTTCAAACCTTTACCTTCTTTTATACGTGAGGTTACGCCTAGAATAAAGAAGGATGGTAGTTTATCTATCGTTGGTCTAAGGTTCCTTGGTAGTCTCTGGGAATCAGTTGGTGGTGACTTTAGTAGGATTGATTGGGAAGAGTTTAACTTGGGATCAAGACAGCAGATTGCTAAACAGTTACAATACTTTGGTTGGAAGCCAGATCAGTTTACTGCGACAGGACAGCCTGTAATAAATGAAAAGGTTCTGGCATCAATAAAGAATATCCCAGAGGCTTCGTTAATATCTGAGTATCTTATGATACAGAAGCGAATTGCACAGGTTCAGTCTTGGCAAGACGCAGTTCAGGACGATGGTAGAGTACATGGTTACGTCAACGCTAATGGAACTGTCACAGGTAGGATGACACATTCAAGTCCTAATATGGGGCAGATCCCTGCAATCTATTCACCCTATGGGGCAGAATGTAGACGTTGCTGGATTGTACCTAATGGTTATAAACTGGTAGGTGTAGATGCCTCTGGGTTGGAACTCAGGATGCTTGCACACTACATGAACGATAAGGAGTTTACAAATGAAATCCTCACAGGTGATATACACACACGCAACCAACGCCTTGCAGGACTTGGAACAAGAGATCAAGCTAAAACTTTCATTTATGCTTTTCTTTATGGAGCAGGGGACGAGAAGATTGGGAGTATCGTTGGAGGAAACTCAACTGATGGTAGAGACCTTAAAAGAAAGTTCCTCAAGAATACGCCAGCACTTGCAAGATTACGAGAAGCAGTTGGACGAGCATCTACAAGAGGCTTTCTTTACGGATTGGATAGGAGAAGGATCGCTGTACGATCAGAACACAGTGCATTAAATACTCTTCTACAGTCAGCAGGTTCTATTGTAATGAAACACGCTTTACGTTTGTTAGAAAATACAGCAATCCTTCCTTTTTGGAATGATGAGCCTTGGGAATACAGGTTTATAGGAAATATCCATGATGAGATTCAAACAGAGGTTAAAGAAAACCAAGCTGAAAAGTTTGGGCAAATGGCGGTGGATTGTTTGGAAGAGACAGGAAAACAACTTAAACTTAAATGCCCACTCACAGGAGATTACAAAGTGGGAGACAACTGGGCAGAGACCCACTAAGGAACTACACAATGAAAATTAATTTTAAAACAGGAAAAGAATATTATTATAAAGATAATCCTGAAGCTGTTAAATCTAGAGATAAAACAAAGATGTTTGTAAACGGCAAATACATATCTAAAAGCCATCCATTGTACAAAGCAGGTAGATACAAAAGTTTTGATGAAGCTGCGTTTAGTTCTTTAAAACTTTATCAACTTAATCCAAAAGGAGAAGTTTATATCATAGCTCATCCTAGTTTTAAAAATTGGGTAAAAATAGGAAAAGCAGTTGACGCTGTTGACAGGTTAAAAAGTTATCAAACTGGATGCCCTCAAAGGTCATATTATCTTACTGCTACATACAAAGTAAGTGACAGAAATGTGTCTGAAACTAAAGCACATCAGTTGTTAGAAAAATCATTTGATCGACAAAATGAGTGGTTTAGATGTTCGACATTAGAAGCAGAACAAGTTCTTAATAAATTATTTTTTAAGGACGCATAAACATGAAACATATTGAAACTCTAATACAGGACATTTATCAATTAGTATCCACTAGCGATGCGGAGGATAGCGTAGACGTTGATGCAGAGATTGATAAGTTTGGTGAGGCAATGAAAGAGTTAATGAGGAATCAATTTACTGGTGATAAAAGACCTCCCCAGAAACATAGACTCAGGCTGTCTGCAATTGGACGTAAGGATAAATACTTGTGGAATCAATATCATGGTACTGATGGAGAAAAGATTCAGCCGCATACCTATGTTAAATTCCTTTATGGTCATGTGATTGAAGAACTCTTGCTTTTCTTAAGTAGACTTGCAGGACACAAGGTAGAGAGTGAACAGAAAGAATGTTATGTCGATGGTGTTAAGGGGCATATGGATTGTAGGATAGATGGCGTGGTTACTGATGTAAAATCAGCCTCTTCCTATGGTTTCAAAAAGTTCAAACAAGGGACTATTGCACAGGACGATGCGTTTGGATACGTTGACCAGCTTGAAGCATATGCTCACTCTGAAGGAGCTAACGAGTATGGTTGGTTAGCTATGGACAAACAAAATGGACACCTTACATATCTAAAACAGAAGGCCAACAAAGATATTGTTGCCAGAGTTCAGCACGTAAAAGAACTTGTAAAAGGTGATGAACCAAAGGAGCTTTGTTATCAACCTGTACCTGATGGTAAATCAGGGAACACTAAGCTGGCTATTGGTTGCTCTTATTGTCAGTTCAAGAAACATTGCTATCCCAAACTCAGGGCTTTTAATTACTCCACAGGAATACGTTTCCTTAACAAAGTAGTGAAAGAACCCAATGTACAGGAGATAACCCTGTGAATAAATACAGGTCAAACTTGGAGTTTAACGTATCAGAGTTATTAGGGGAGAAAGATGGTTTTACATACGAGCCTTGTATGTACCCATACCAGATCCATAAACAATATCTTCCTGATTTCGTACACGCTGATGAAAAAATATTGATTGAATGTAAAGGTTTCTTTCGATCAGGAGACACTCAAAAGTACAAAGCTATACGAGACTGTCTTCCTGATTGGGAGTTAATTTTTATTTTAAGTTCTCTCAAAAAGAAAGTCAGAAAAAATAGTAACATTACCATGAAAGAATGGTGTACAAAGGAGGGTTTTATGTGTTATACTATTAGCTCAGTACACAAACTGAAGGAATATATTAAGGACAAACAAAAATGTCGTTCACGTTTGAAGAGTTAAAAGAAGCCATAGTCAGGGAGTATGACGTAGACTTGGTATGTGAAATTTTAGAAGTCTCTGTTGAAGATTTATTGGATGCGTTTGAAGATAAACTTATTATCAACAGAGATAAATTTAACGAGGATAATTTACGTGAGTATTGATAGAGTAAAACCTGAAGAGTGGGATGAGCTAACTAAAAACGTAAACTCACCGCCCCACTACAACAAAGGAAACATAGAAGCTATCGAAGCAATAGAAGCGTCTATGTCTAAACTGGAATATCAAGGATACCTAAAAGGTTCAGTATTAAAATACCTCTGGCGTTACAACTACAAAGGTAAACCAGAGGAAGACCTTAAAAAAGCCAAATGGTTTCTTGATAGACTAACAGGTGTCTTATGAGTTTTCAATTCTTAAACATGATCTGGACTTTAGACTTTAGAAATGGTTTTGGTTTTGACATAGAAGCAACAGACAGTAGACCTGTATGGACAGTAATGAACAATGACAACTATGTAACCCCAATGGCTTTTAATGGATTGGTATTGCTTTTACCTTTTATTTGTGTTACCATTGGAAATGTTACGTTATTAGAGGATATGTAGGAATGGATCAGTATCAACAATTTATACACAAATCACGTTACGCTAGATGGCTACCTGAGGAAAATCGTAGGGAAACTTGGACAGAAACTGTCAACAGGTACGTAAACTTTTGGGTGGACAGAAAACAGATAGGGGCTTCAACAGCAGCAGAGCTTAAAGCAGCTATTAAAAACCTAGACGTTATGCCTTCTATGCGCTGTATGATGACAGCAGGTGAAGCTCTGGACAAAGATAACGTAGCAGGGTTTAACTGTAGTTACCTGCACATAGATAGCCCCAGATGTTTTGATGAGTTAATGTATGTGCTGATGTGTGGCACTGGGGTTGGATTCAGCGTGGAACGTGGGTTCATCAATAAGATGCCTATAGTTGCTGAAGAGTTTTTTCCTACAGACACAACCATTGTTGTTGCTGACAGTAAGATAGGTTGGGCCAGTGCTTTTAGGGAACTGATCAGCTTACTGTACGCAGGGAAGATACCTAAGTGGGACATGAGAAAGATCAGACCTGCTGGAGCTAGACTAAAGACATTTGGCGGTAGAGCTAGTGGGCCTGATCCTTTGGTTGATCTATTTAATTTCTGTGTGGAGGTATTCCAGAAAGCAGCAGGACGCAAGCTCAACTCGATTGAGTGTCATGATATATGTTGTAAGATTGCAGATATTGTCGTTGTTGGTGGGGTTCGCAGGTCAGCTTTGATTAGCCTGTCGAACCTTTCTGACCCCAGAATGGCTAGGGCTAAATCAGGTCAATGGTGGGAAACAGAACCCCAGAGAAGACTAGCAAATAACTCTGTAGCCTACACAGAAAAACCTGACTTTGAATCATTCCTGTCTGAGATGAAAAACATATACGAAAGTAAAGCAGGAGAACGTGGAATCTTTAGCAGGGTAGCAGCCCAGAACATTGCAGGTAGGAATGGGCGTAGAGATCCAGATCAGGATTTTGGTACTAATCCCTGTTCAGAAATTATACTTAGATCCAATCAATTCTGTAATTTATCTGAGGTTGTAATACGTCCTGAAGATACTTTGGATGACCTTAAGAGAAAGGTACGTCTAGCGTCCATTATAGGCACCCTACAAGCCACTCTAACGGACTTTAGATACCTAAGGAATATCTGGAGAAGGAACACAGAAGAAGAGGCTCTATTGGGCGTTTCCTTAACTGGTATTATGGATCATAAAATACTGGGTAATGTGTCTGAAGCAGAGCTTGAGTTTGGCCCTAATAAACATTGGTTACAGGAGATGAGGGATGTTGCTATCGAAACTAATAAAGTCTGGGCTGGAAAGATGGGCATCAATCAAAGTTCAGCAATCACATGTGTTAAACCTAGTGGTACTGTTAGTCAACTTGTTAACAGTGCTAGTGGTATCCATCCTCGTTTTGCCAATTATTATATTCGTAGAGTTCGTGGTGACAAGAAAGATCCTCTCAGCGTTTTTATGTCTAGTGTTGGTGTACCTATGGAGCCAGATGTAATGTCTCCAAATACCACAGATGTTTTTTCTTTTCCAATAAAAACGCCTAAGACTTCTACATCAGCTAACGAAGTTACAGCACTAGATCAACTAGAGTTGTGGAAGGTGTATCAGAATAAATGGTGTGAACATAAACCTAGCATTACAGTCTACTACAGGGACGATGAGTTTCTGGAGGTAGCCCAGTGGATCTGGGATAACTTTGACTTATGTAGTGGGATTGCCTTGTTGCCTTACAGTGACCACGTATATCAACAGGCTCCTTACGAGCAGATTACTGAAGAGAAGTATGAAGAGTTGTTAGCTCAGATGCCTAAGGACGTAGATTGGACTGATCTTGAAGAGTTTGAAACTGAGGATAATACTACAGGGTCACAGGAGTTAGCCTGTGTAGGAGGTGCGTGTGAACTTTGATAAGATTATTTATTACCTTACTGGGCCTTGGCCTGTTATGTTGTACTGTTTATTGTTTATCCTATGGGTTACGGATGGTTTTTATGTTTAGTTAGCAGGAGTAAGCAAACCTTCTGATGGTGGTTCTTCAGTATTAACTGATTCCTTAGGTCTGTTATCATCAGGGTATAACACAGAGGCTGTTACAGTAGCTTTTCTTTGGAATTTTAATGCAGAAAGTAATTCTCTTTCAATAACCGCAGGTACTGGTTCATTTGCTGCTTGTTTTTGAACGGCTACATCTACTAAATTAATTACTTTATCCATTGCAGCAGGAGTAACAGTTTTTGAAGCTAAAAAAGGAGGTAAAAAAGCTGCAAGTATTTTTTGTATTTTAGTTGGTGTTGGTAAGGGGCCGTCTGTTGTAACTGCACCTATTTCTTTAGAAGCCTGACTTAGCGTCAAAGCACCTCCTCGTCCTTGGGCACTGGAGTCAAGCAGTTTTAAATATCTTATTAACTGATCTATTTTTGACACACCACCCAAGTCTGTTGCAAACATGGTTTCATCGTCTTTAAATAACGCATTAAAAGTATCTTTTAATCTAGTTCCTTCTGCTAAAGATTCTTCTAAACGGCCTAAATTTGACATCATCCCTGCCTCAGAACCTGATAATAAATCTCGTAAGAAACCTTCTTTGATGCCCACTAATGGGTCACTTAGTAGAGCTTCTTGCATTTCAGCAGGAATCTGTGCGTTTTCTTTTTTTAATCTTTCGTAATATTGTTTAGCTAAAAGTTTTAATTGATTTACCTGTCGAATACCCACTACTTCTCCAGTTTGAGCAGTATTAGCTATCAATCTTCCAATAAGAGCAGGATCATCTTTTTCTAACGCTTTTGTCATATAGGTAGCCGTTACAACATCTTTACCGTCAGAGTAAAGTTTTGTAACATCATCGTATTCTTTTTTCAAAGCAGGATTTAAAAGAGCCGCACCTTCATCCATAGAGTTTTGTATAAAATCAATCATTGAGTTTAAAACTACTAATCTTTGATTTTTATCTGTACTCTGTGAGTTTATTACATTGTGTCTTGCTCCTTTAAGTCTGGACAGTCTTTCGTGAGCATCTTGAAAAGTAAAATTAACAGGAATACTAAGTTCGTCTAAAAGTCTGTTTATAGAATTTGGAACATTGTATATTGTCCGTCCTTTCGCATTGCTTCCTGCGTATGGTTGTCTTAACTGCTTTTGTAAAGCCCTACCGTTTTCCCTAATATTAGGAAGTAAAAGTTTACCACCTTCAGCATCTATTCGGGCATAAATAGGCTTAACAATAGCACTTAAAGCACTATCTGTTTGATTAATTAAATTTGTTAATAGTTGACCTTGTTGCTCAAAAGTTCCTGTTCTGTAAGCGTCAATTAGATTACTAATTTGATTACTCATTGCAACAGGATAGTTTTCTATATAACCATTTATCGTATCTTTTGTTAAAGAAGAAACCCTAGAAAGGTTTTGTAAAAATACTCTTAGTCTTCCTTTAACACTTTCATCTTTAAGGACAGAGGGAAGTAATGTAGAATCAAAGTTTTTTAAAAGTTTTTGAAGATCAACAACATCTTTAGCTTGTTGTGCGGTAAGTTTAAACTTTTCAACAAACTTTGCATCTTTAGCTGCTTTACCAGCTTCAAAAACTCTCCTACCAGCTTGACCTGCTACACCAAATAAAGCAGTAACAATAGCGTCTTGGGTAGCTGACTCAACAGCTAATTCTAAAGCAGCGTTGGGGTCAAGTTTACGTCCTTCGATTAAATCTTCTGTAAGTTCTCCTGTAAATCTACCACCAAAAACAGATCCTGCGCTTACTGCTCCAAGGGTTAAAAATCGTCCTAAAGGGGTTTGAGTAGCAAGACGAGTTACAGGATTTTTTGCTAGTTTATCTACGTTTTGACGTATGAGTTTTTCAGCAACTATAGGGCCGCCTATACCTGCTGTTAATTCAAAAGCACTTGGAAAATAATCAGCATAGGTAGGAATATCATCTTTAATAGCGGTTTCTGCATAAGTTCTAACATCAAGAAACTCAGGATTAACTCCTTGTTTAAAAAAAGCCTCATCAAGTTGATTAACTTCTTCTTCATTAAGTTTTTTTATTTCTGATAATTCAGGAGGCTCACTTTCTAAATTTGATTTAGGGTTTAAAAAAAACCTTTCTAATTCTTGTGCTGTTTCTTCAGACAAAGTTGCTGTAGACATTATAAAAATACCTTAATAATTAATTTTTTAGGGCTTAAAAGTGCCTCTTACAGTAAGTTCGTTTGTTTCAGGATTAATTACACTGTACATACGTTCTCCAGTAATAGGATCTGTTTCTTGTACAAAATATTCACCTTTTTTAAACAACTCCATACCTTCTGGTGCTTGACCTACTTTAATTGGGCTATTGGATCTTCTACTTAATTTTTCCCATATAGGTTTTATTTTTTTTCTAGTAACAGTAATTGTTTTTCCATCTTTAAATTCTTGTTCTGCAACTGTATCAAACCATTGAACAGTAGGTTCTTCTCCTAATAATGCTTTAATTGAATTGTTAAGATGATGTTCAACTCTTGCAGCCTGTATTTCAAATTGTTCAGCACCAACAGAAGGATCTAGTTGGGACACAACTTCTTGTAACGCTAAAAGTTCTATATTTGTTACATTTCCTAAACCACTTGATCCTGATTCAGAATTTGCCCTTAAAGCCTGTATTTGTTCAAAACCTAAAGCTGCTTTAATTGATGCAATATTGCTTTTTATTACATTTGCAACTTCTGTCGGTGAAAAACCTTCAATTCTTGGAATCCTGCTAAAAATAGAGTACCCTATTCCTGATCCAGTAGAAGTCAGCCCACCGCTATTTTCTTTTACAAGATCCCTAGTTTGACCAAGAATACCTAAACTGCCGTTAATTTTTTCTATTTGTTGTAACAGTTTATTTCTTTTATCTTTTTGTATTTCAGCCGTGCCTTGAGTGTCATGAAGAGTAAAAGCTCCTGTAACTGGATTAGTTACTCTAAATCCGTCCGAACCATCCTTTTGCTCAAATTTTTGAATGTCTAATTCTGGTAAAGACGAAATACCAACTTTTCTACCTGTTGAACCATCAGGCTTTCGTATAAAGGTATTTGTAATTCCTGTAACTTTATCTACTATGTCTATAGTCTTGTACATATCAGGAATTACTTCTTTATAATTATCAGGAGTGATTACACCTGACATAATTGCTTCTCTTAATCCCTCAAACTCTGGGCCTTTATAAAAAGGTGTCAAGTAGTTTGCAAAATCTAATCTTTCTGCGGTTCTTTGAAGAGGAACTACTGTTCCTAAGTCTGTAAAAGTAAGCAAACCTTGTAAAGCTAACGGAATTAAATCTTCTCTCTCAGGAAAATTTTCCTTAATATAATTAGCAACAGCTTGTCTATCAGCTTGTTGTACTCTTAAAGTTTTATCTTTGGCTAATTGTTTGCGTATTTCAGTAAGTCCTTCTTGAGTACCTAACTGTGCAATGTCAGGAAGAAGTTCTTCTCTGACAAAACCTTCGTCATCCCTAAGTCCTCCAGCTTGTGCAATTCTACTGGCTAAAATTTGAGGATTAGTTTTACCTATGTCGGGATTACCAAGAAGACCACCTACAGCACCTCCAATACCAGCCCTAGCACCCCCAGAAAACTTTTGACTTAACCGCCTAATTTGTTGCGACAAAGTTTCTGACCTAGGATCAGCAACATTAGCTGCTCTTTGAGAAGGACTTGTTGTTAAAGCCGCTTCTAAAAAATCATCAGCAAACTCAGAACCTTGAGTTAACATACCAACCTGCGCTCTTTGAACTGGATCTATAACAGCCATATTTACCTCTGTTTAAAATAAATCTATTATATCTTGAAGAAAACCACCACCTGCCCCACCTATGCTTGACAAAAGACCACCAGCAAAATTACCTTGATTATTCTGTTGTCCAGCCGCTAGACTTACTAAAGCCTCTAACAAATCTAAATCAACTTGGGTTTTATCTCGTTCCATTTGTGCTTGAGAAGTCAACTGTTCTCTTCCTGTATTAACTGCACCACCTAGAACATCACGTTGTAAAGCTAACGGTAGTCTAGCAATATTACCTCCAGTTGTCAAGAGGTTTAGTGCTTCTCTTTGTGGTACAAAACCTGCACCTAGCAAACCTGATCCCAAAGCCAAAGCCTCTTGGCGTTCTTTACCAGCTTGTGTCATTGCAGCTAAAGCGTCAGCAGCTTGTTGTTCTTGTATTGCTTTTTCAAAAGTTAATTGCTCTGGTGTACCACCGTAAGCAGATGTTTGTAAACCTTGCCTACCTTGTTGAAACAATTGATTTTGAAGTTCTAATCTATCTCTTTCCTGTTGTGGTTGACGTAAAGCCTGAAGACGATTAAAAACTTCTTGTTCTCTAGTAGCTCTATCTGCGCCTATTTCATTAAAAACTCCAGATGCCTGAGTCATTAAAGAATCTTGAAGAGTTTGCTGTGGTGTTGCTAAATTTATATTAAAACCACCTTGAGCATCTGCTGGAACGGTAGCTAAACTAGAAGTAACAGTAAAAGGCTGAAACTGGCCTCTTGACGCTATATCTTCTAGCAGACCAGAACGTGCTGTAGCTTGTGCAGCAATTCCTTTATCAATTTGATCTTTAACTTCTTGAGAACCAAGATAACTTATTCCACCACCTAATAAATTCTGAGTAAGTTGGTTATCAAAAAGACCGCTTATAATATTACCAAGGTTTCCTATAGTGCCAGTTTGAGAACTGCCCTGAGAATTTATTTGCTGCTGGGTAGTCTGGGCCATAATTTATTACTCCGTAGGAACTCGTCTAGTCCCATTACTTATTAAAGTTAAAATAGTCTTGGTATCACTTTTCATATCTGCTACATCGTCAGCTACGCCTTGTAACTGCATTTCTACCACAGTTACTTTTTTATCCAACTCTTGTAACTGAGTAGAGTTTGCTGATATTTGAGTTTTGTTTTCTCTGATGTCTTCACTATTTCCTTCAGCAGAAGCACTCAGGGTAGCGTATGAGAAAATAGCACCCACTGCAACAACACCTAAGGGTGCTATAGATACAATTGCTTTTAAGTCCATAATTAAGTTCCTGTTGTAGATGTTGATGTTGTAGTGGATATGGTACTGCTTGGAATAGCTTGAGTTGGCGAAGGAGTTACCTTAGTTCCAACCGTTGTACAACCTGTGGTAAAAAATAAAATTATTACAATAAAGAATATCATAACAACTGCCACTGTCATTACCTCTGGTAAATCTTTCATAAGGTTGGT